TCTTGTGGTTCCTCTTGTGGTTCCTCTTGTGGTTCTGGTTCCTCTTGTGGTTCCTCTTGTGGTTCCTCTTGTGGTTCTGGTTCCTCTTCTGGTTCCTCTTGTGGTTCCTCTTGTGGTTCTGGTTCCTCTTCTGGTTCCTCTTCTGGTTCGGCAATGTTTATGGTGATTTGATTGGTTTCTTTTGGAAGATTAGCGGCATTCGTTTCTTTTATTTTTCGTATTTTTGCTTGTTTCTTTTTCTTTTCACCAACATTTTTATTGGGCTTTTTAAAACAACATGGAAATAATTTATTTCCCGTTTTAGATAATCCAGGGTAGTGATATATATATTCACCTTTTTCATTCATATGTTTTATGGATGTAAATTCATAGACAAAAGCGTCTGTTGGAACTTTATCAGCATTACGCGGAATTATTTTATCTGGAACACCACGGTTTGCACATCTTCCTTTACGAATATCTTCTGATGTCATGCTGGTATTTGTTTTTAAACACCAATAGCGCGGACAAATATAATAAAAAGGTTTATTTGGATCACTTCCATATTTCATTGATTCTGTGTAAGAACCCGGATATTCTTGATCGATTCTATCAAGTTCTTCTTTTGTTAAAATAACAGGTTGTCTTCTGTAATTGGATTGACATAAACGAGAATATTCATCTTGTGTTCCATTTTTAACAACAAATACTGCTTTATCTCTTTTTTCAAGACGTTCTTGAAAATAATTTGGATTCTTTAATTTGAGACCAACTACACGACGTTCTTGAAATTCATCGTTGTCTTCATCGTTGTCTTCATCGTCTTCACTGACGTCTTTAGCAATCTTGTTTTCGCTGTATAAAGTAGAACCATTGATATTTTGATTTGGTTTTATTCGAGGTTCTTGTTGTATATTTGTATTTTTATTAAGTAATACCGGTTTACCACCATTATAATAATCAGATAATTCTAATGATGTCTTTGGTTTTGTTGAAGTAGGGTATTTTATTTCGCTTGCATCTTGGTCTTCGTCTTCGTCTTCATCTTCCGCAAAATCATAAAAAAAGCCTTCGTCTTCGTCTTCGTCTTCGTCTTTTTTTTCATCATTACTTCTCGTTTCATCATCATGTTGTTTTTTATTTTTAGGTTGGTCTTTCAAAAAGGCGAAAAAATTGTCTTCTTGTTCTTGAAAAGGTTCTTGTTCTTGTTCTTGTTCTTGAAAATGTTCCTTTTCTTCTAAAAACCCGGGTTCTTCATCATTTAAAACCTCTTGCATGAAAGAAGGTATTTCTCGTTTATCACCGATAGAACCATAAACACCAATGACATGTTCAGTAGACACCACATTTTGCACATGAGATTTATCAATATCCTTGATATTTTTATATTTATCAATTTTGGATGACAATTGAATCATTTTAGAATAAAGTTCATTTTTATCCACTTTAGAAGTTGCACAAAGACGTAAAAAGGAATCTATGTAAATAGGAATTGTTTCTAAATAAGCAAACGATGGAATTAAATCCACCGTAATTTCAATCATTTCTTCTTTTACGTCCACATGAAAAGGAAACCCCGGGTTCTCAAGAACTTTTCCGCGAATTTCATTGTGATTCGTAAAATATTCGAGAACCAATTCTTTGACGTCTTCTTGTGAAATGGATTCATTTTTTGTCAACATTTCGATTGCAATATCAACACTATTTGTTTTTTGAATATATTCATGAATTAATAGAACACGTTCGTCCATTTCTTCATAATTTTCAACACGTTTCATTCGCATGTCCAATTCTTTTTCTATGACAGAGGGCGTAGCATGTTTAATTTCAAAAATAGTTTTCAAAGATGAGAGAACCTTTTTTAAATGAATGTATTTTTGAAATTTCATCTGGGCAACATATTTTAAATAGGACACTTGCACATTCAAATTGTTTGAAAATAAAACGTCCATTGAGTCTAACGACGGGATAGAATACCCGGTCGTATTTAAGATGCGATTCATATCATTTAAAATGGGTTGAATATTTCTTTGAAAAAAGAAAAAAAGATCAATCTTTGACAAAGGACGTTTCAAATTCGAAATTAAAACGACATTTCCATTTAAATGTATGTTCATAAATACTTCTTGTTCTAGTAATTTCATTTCAACATCATCAATCAAAATATAAAGAGCGATTTCTTTCGATTTTCCAATCAATTTTGAAATGCGTTGTATTTTCCCTTCTGATAAATAGGGAATATATTTTCCATCCAATGATTTTTGTTTTGTGTATAAACGATAAATATTCTCTCTGCGAAGTCCGGGATTATATTTTATCAAAGGAATTTTTTTAGTTGAATGTATATTTCGAAAGAGAACTTCCAACGGTAAAGGTCGAAAATTGTTCATATTCATTTTATCGTTTGAAGAAACAGATGCGGCTCCATTATCACGACCAGAAAACCGGGTTGTTAATTTAAAATGGAATTCTTTGATGCCTTGTTCTAAATATGGCAATTCTGATGTTCTCTTTTCATAAATAGTATGAAACAGGTCAATCGTTTGATATAACGAGATTGTTTTCGAATTTACAATGTCTTTTGTTTTTGATGTTAATGCCGGTTTTTGTTTTTTCAAATCTGCAAATGAAATTATTTTAGGAGAACTTCGATATAATAACGGAAAATAACTTTTAGAAAAAAGGTCTTCATTCGATTCGTCTTCATATGAATCATTTCTAGAAATGATAGTAGATGTAGAAAGTTGATCAAACACATCCTCCGCTAGACAAACAAATAGAATGTTCTCTTCCGCATTTCCGTAATTTAATAACAATTCGTTCTCTAAATGAATGACGGGTTGTTTAGAGAACAGGGGAGATATAATTGTATATGGATTTGTAGGAAACAAATAATTACCCATGATATCGTTTCCTTTAGAACGTTGTCCTAAAGGAATCAAATGAGAACATAGTGAATCCCCGTCCGGAAAAAACAATAGAAATTCTTCTAATGTAATTTCGTCCTTTTCTAAAATAGATGAATGAATTGTTTGTGTTATATCAATCGATAAATTCTGCAACAATTGTTTTACTTTTTTTCCACTCCAGGTAGTTGTGTTTTTTATTTTTGTTGTATCATTTGTTTCTTCTAAATATATTTGATAAAGTTGAATTGGATCGATGTTCTCAAGAACCGAAATAAAGAGATACAATTCTTCATAACTGATTTTATGTATTGCATGTTTATTCGATGATGTGTATATAATATTCTCTTTTAGAGATAAATTTAATAAATACAAAATCTTTTTTTTGATGGCCTGTATAGAATCGTCTGTATGAATTTGTATGTTATCTTCTTGTTGGGGTAAATAAACTGGAAAATCAAAAGTATTCAAAAATTCTTTTTCTAAAGACGAACCGTCTAATAAAATCATTTTAACATTGTTTCGAATGGTTTCTTCTGTCAATGGTAATGCTGTTATATTTTGAGGAAATAGATTTTTATTTAGCAAAACGGCAATATATGGTTTGCCTCGTTCATCTCTCGTAAACACGTCTTGTGCGTTTCTTTGTGAATCATCCTTTGTTGGAATAAAACTATGCACAATTTTTTTTACAAGTGAATAAAAATCCATTGAAAATATATTATATATATTGTTATATATAAATGGTGAAAAAAGCACTCACAATCGGAATTAATTACAACACCTTACCAAATTGTAGACTATATGGATGTATTGACGACATTGAAAATGTCACTAATTTATTAGTAGAACATTATGGATATGCTCGTGAAGACGTGGTTCAATTAAGAGACGATACCACAAATCCTGCGTTCTTTCCTACCCGTGTAAACATATTGAATCATTTAAAATCTATTATTGAGGAAACGGATAAATTAACCGAAATATGGATACATTATTCTGGACATGGTAGTCAAATACGAGACCGGACGGGGGAAGAAGCCGATGGTATGGATGAGGTCATTGTACCTATTGATTATAATACAAGCGGATTTATTATCGACAATGAAATTTATAAAATCATCAATAATTCAAAATGTAAAACCATGATGGTTTTTGATTGTTGTCATAGTGGCAGTGTATGTGATTTACAATGGATGTTTGAATTTAAGGGAACTAATTTTGTCAAGACATTTAATGTGAACAAATCAATTTTAAATCCCAATATTTTATGTTTATCCGGATGTAAAGATTCACAGACGGCTGCTGATAGTTATAGCACAGAATTAAAAAAACCGGTTGGTGCCTTCACAGATGCATTTATTCATTGTATAAAACAGAACAACTATTCTGTCTCCATTTTGAAATTATATTCGGATGTTTGTAAATATATTGCAAGTGAGGGGTTCGATCAAAAACCAACCCTTTCATCGAGTCATCCAGTCCCCAATTTACTATTTTCACCAACAACGGTAGAAGCAGAACGAACCACTGTTCCCACGCCGTTTGTAGTAAAACCACCAACACCTGTATTTCAAATTCAACCCGTCAGTACATTTGTAGCCCCCCCACAATCAACCACCACACAACAACAGACCCCCGCTGCAACGACAAATACAAAAATACAAACGATTATGCCATCTATATCTTCTGGGATAAAACCCGTCGGAAATGCACCCTCTTTGAATATTGGCATAAGTGGTGTTGTAAATAAAATCCCTTTTAATTTTCAATCTCCGTCTCAAGTATTTTCAATACAACCGGGCAACCAAATTGCAACACCATCCAAAACACGCGGCGTTTTTCGTATTGGAATGTCTTTTTTGTAAAACCCATTTTTATTTCTAGTTCTTTTATTGTATATCTGTTCTCGTTTATCGTTTCATACAAAATAATAATAGTTTGTATGAAAAAACGGCACCAAATATGGCACCAAATATATGTTATTATCCCAAGAATAAATATTACACAAAGAACTTGACCACCAGATATAAAAAGGAGATGATTATCAATCCAATTAAGATCAATCCTATTATTTGAAATGCAAATTCAAACTTATTGTAAAGACTAAATAAAAAGGAAACGATTGAAGGAATAAAATAAAAGATTGAATAAATAGTCATATCCGCTGTATCTTCTACGTTCGTTCTGCTAATATTATAAATAAGAATTCCTAAAACAAAAACGATGAAAAATATACACGGCAATGCAATAATAAAAAATAATATCCATTTTAAAATGACTGAATGCATGGCATATATTTGGGTTGAGAACATGTAAATTAAAAGACCGGATAAAACAATCAAGAATTTATTGCATCGAATGAGTTTTAAAATATTACGAAAAACGATGGTAAAAAAACTTGCCCCAACACAATAATCACCCGCATAAAATTGTTTTATTTCTTCATCAAAATCTTTTTCAATTAATTCAATAGAACGGGCTATAGTTATATCTTGTTTGTATATCATGATTCCAAATATACAATGAATCAAAATATATATGATGCAAATATTCAATGCAATGTTAAAGGACAATGTGCCAAATACCGTCAATATTCCAGCATACAAGAAAAACCAAAACACAGTTCCTAACCCACCACTGATCAATGATATATAATGTCCCCACTTTGATATTTTAAAAATATCAATTTCAAATTCGGTGTAAAAACGAGACAGTTGAAAGACGACAATAATAAATGTGCAAAAACCCAACAAATACTTGACCATTCCGGTTGATCCATTCCCGGAAAAAACGGCAACAATATCCGTCGAATAAACCAAATAAAGTGTTACAATGAGCAACAAGAAATGTTTTAATATATTCAATGGAATCGTCAAATCATAGACGAAATATTCTTTAAGATAATAAGGCAACCACTTATCACCCAATAAAACCTGATCCAAATAATAAGCCGGTGTTATTGCGGCGGAGAACAAGAATTTTAATAATTTTATAAAAACGCTGTTTGATTCATGTGATAATTCATCAAAACTTAATTTCCAACGTTTTTCATCGACAGCCGGTCTTTCACCTGGTTTGGGTTCGGGTCCTTTCTCATTTATTCCTTCAAAAAAAGCAATGATATAATATAAATTGTAGGAAATAAAAATCACCAATGGATATAATAAAATGCAATATAATAAATTAGTTATCACATTGGCATCTTCTTGTTTTTGGTCGTCTGTTATTTTTGGATCATTTGTTGCGATATTGCATATAAATTTACTAATATAACGAAAACTCATTTTCAAAATTCGATGAGGAAATGCAAAAATCTCAATAAAAAGAATGTCTAAAATAAATATGAAAAGATACAATTTATTTAAAACCCAATACACGCATTGTTTCATTCCCGAAAATGATTTATAATCGGGCATATCGTCCATATTAAATAATTTATAAAAAAAGGGATATTTATCTTGATAATATGTCTTGATATGATTGTCTAGAAAATGAGAAGTTGTATTTGTCTCGATGGGCTTGTCATTTGTTTTGTTATTTTTATTCTTTGGTGTTTGTGGCGCATTGTCGTTGTTCTCATTATTCGTTGATTTGGATTTGCATTTTGACTCTCTTTCTTTTTTTTCTTGAAAGGGTTCTTTTGAGGGTGTTGTTGTGAAAAAAAAATCATATAGGGAGTTTTGAATAAATTGTTCTACTTCACCATAGGTTTCATCTTCGCGAATGGGTGTAGGTAAATGAAGATATGTTTTTTTATTCCATGGTTTGTCGTGATCGTATATTTCATTTACCGCATTGTGTTGTGTCATGTCGGAATGGTCCATAACATCCATTGGTTCTGCGACATCTTCTAAACGAACAATGGGAGGAACGGACGAATTTGTTCCATGCAAGAGTGTTTCGTAAGATTTTTGTTTTTTAATCATTTTCATTTTTTGTTTAATTTCTTCCATATTTTCACTGATTGTTTTTAATTGATTCGTTGTTTCTTCAATATCTTTTTTTAAATAATCCATTTTTATATACATTTAGAAAGCATTTTATAGGGGTTATTCGCAAAGGATCTCAAATATGGCTACGGTCTTTTGTTGTCTTTGTTTGTTTGTCATGCAAACGAAAATCTTTAGGTTAGTTGACCATATTATATTCACCACATTTATCGTGCATATAACATAGCGGCATTACCACCAATAAAAGACAATATATTATATCTTTCTTCGAGAAGTGTTAAATTATAATTATAAGCATAAATATAAGCATTTGGTTTTGAAACACCGGTTATTTGTTTCGTTTTATCATCACAAAAAACGGTAAAAAGTGCATTTCCATAACCAACTACGGGAATCATTGTGCTAAATTCTAATTGTATGTCTTTGAATTTACTCATATTCAATGCTCCAGATGGTTGATATTTGAATGGATTTGTATTTAGACAAAAATTATAACAATACAACCCATCGGGAGCAGAACCAGCGGTTCTCACATATTTTTCAATATAATCAAAAATACCGCGAGGCAATAAATTTTCACGATAATCGCCATTTAGCAATATACCAAATGTTTGTAAAATGTCTTTTTGATTCAACTGGTTAAAATCCCCCGTAATAAAAATCCCGGTTGATCTTCCATTTGGATTTCGTCCGGGCCCAATAATTTGTCTCTTCACATCTAAATAATTCATGGCCAATTTAATATCATAAGGAATGTTTCGATATGCCCAATTAGTATAATTGCTCCATTCATTTCGTTGATTTGCATCACTCCGTTGAAAAAACCACATCCAACTAGAGACCATACCATTTGATGTTAAATTCACACGCGAAGCCCCCGCCACATCATAAAAATTATATTCAAATACGTCTTTTACTAAATAAACTTGATCTTCCGCCGCAAATAATTTTCGTTCTTCTTCTGCTAAAAACGCATAGGTAGCAATCAAATGTATATCAGTATTCCATGTATTAAATTGTTTAGGATAGAGCTCTTGATCTAATTTGTTATTGGGGGGCGTTTGTAAAAATCGATACATCGAAAAATGGTCTTGTGTAAAATCGGGTTTTATTAACGGAAAATTGTTGCTTGGATCAAATACATCACGTACTTGAAATAAATCTTGTATTGGTCGTAATGTGATGGTAATATACAGTTCATTGTATTGTAATGAAACCAATGGAAAGGCACATCGTGAATCGAGGGTAAACCAAGTATTTATAGGAATATAAATATTTCTACCTCTTATGGACGGTTCTGCACCATTTGGTGCAGTTGAATAAAAAGCGGATGGATATGTATTTTTACGCGTTTCCGTATTACCAGGATCATTGTATTCCGGCAAATTTCCACTCATTCTGTCTAATAAATCACGTTTATCTTTATTAAAATCACGTTGTATCATAGCATGCAAATATTGTCCGGAGAACTTTTGTATAATTTGCGAACCACATGTAATGAGAACTTCTTGAATCATTTGTACACCTAAATCTCTAATCCAATGAAATTCATATGGCGACCATACATTCCCTGTCTTTTCGCAAGGGTGATAAACTGGACTCCATATATCGGGGATAAATATAGATAAATAAGTGTCCATCAAAAGATCCGCATTTCGAGGTATTTTAAAAGTAAATTGGGAGGGAGATGTTGATCGAAGCTCACGTGAACCCTCATAATCAATCCGGAATTTTTGCAATCCAAAATTTGTGAATTTTGAATAAACTACTTTAAAAAATGTTTTTGTTGGATTGCCTGTTAAAAAGACATTATTATTTCCGATTGCAATTAAATTTAGTAATCCGCCGGACATTCTTATTTATTATATCTTACGATTTCTTTCCAAGTTATTTATACGATGTTTGTTTTTCGATGATGTTTGTTTTTCGATGATGTTTGTTTTTCGATGATGTTTGTTTTTCGATGATGTGATTTTTCGATGAATTGTAAATATGTGTCTTATATATATGGACTCTTTACGGTTGTGTCTATTTTTTTTCATAGTATGTTTGTCCTTTTTATTGTTTTATTTACTTTACCAGCGGCATGTGTTATATAAATACATGATTAATGACAAAAGAGAACACGACAAAATGCAGAAAGAATCCTTTAAAGAAGGTTTAACCGGTGATAAAACCCTCATGGAACAAAATGACATATACAACGCAACGAATGGCCTCAAAAAATACGTTCGTCAAAAATCGCCACAAATAAAGCATTCACAATACGTTGCCCCGTACCCATTGATGCAATTAATGATAAAAGGCTCTGTTAATTCAGCCTACAGTGGGTCTACTTTAACGGACAATGGTTATATAAGTAGAGACTGCTTAAAATATGTTCTTGCAAGAGGATGTCGTTTTGTCGATTTTCAAGTGTATTTGAATGATAATAATGTCTATGTAGGATATTTCAAAAATATGAACAGTATGGTACCCGATCATGTGAATCAAGTGAATGTTCTCTTTAACGATCTACTAAAAGATTGTATTATTTATGGCATGAGTAAACAATTTTTAGGACAAAACTTAACCGGTATTATTTCGTATGAAGTGCCAAATTATCAAGACCCGCTTTTTATTCAAATTCGATTAAATCATTCAATGTCTTCCGTCGATAAAACGACGGCAATGCAAATGATCAAAACACAAATGCAAGAAATGTCTCAACAATATTCTAAATACTTTACTTTTACGGGTGTAAGTTCAACCACGTTCATGAAAGATTTAATGGAAAAAATCATCTTTGTTTTTGAAAAAGATGCCGATGTTACAAACCAAAACGTTGGATTTTATACCACTTTATCAACCCAATTCAATGTTCTCTTTTATGATGATTGTAATATTAATTATATTCCATATTCACAAATTGACAAAACTACCTATAAAGCCAACCCACCAATGATAATATCATCTAATGATGCCGATGGAAATTCTAAATCTATGACCAATGCACAAACATTCAACATTGTTTATCCCGACAATAATGCCACCGCGGTTCTTTCAAATGTAAATATTTTTTCTGCTACGGCGGATTATGGTTGTCAAATTGTTCTCATGCAATATTATATGATTGACCAGGGGAGCAATTGCAACCAATATTTAAATTTAACAGAAACAATGTTTGATAATTTTGGGTATGCTTTTGTTCCCTTGAGCAATTCTATATCTTATATAAAAACGCAAATATGCAATTATTGATTTATTTTTTTACGTTTATTTTTATGAACTTACCGGTGGTTTACATGCGGTTAATCACGGCGATCTATTTGTGAAATAAACATACGCCCCTTGTGATTTCATACAAAATAGGAAAAGTTTGTATGAAATAAATAATCTCATCATAAAATAAATTGGCTTTGAACAATGAAAACACGACCACATTCAAAATATCATAATACAGAATGTAATAATAACATGACATTTCAAGAATGTGAATTAGCCATTTTACGTAAAGCAGTGGATCACAACGAAAAACTGCAAAAAAAAGACTTTTTTGTTTCTCAAGATATAAAAAACATTTTTTCGATTGTTGAGAACTTTTTAATTGACCGGAAATGTGTGTGTTATGGAGGGTCCGCAATCAATGCGTTATTACCAAAATATGCAAAAATATACAATAAAGATGTCGATGTTCCCGATTATGATTTTTATTCCATTACTGCACTAAATGATGCAAAGGAACTGGCAAATATATATTACGATGCTGGATATACCGAAGTCGAAGCTAAATCTGGAATGCACAAAGGAACATACAAAGTGTTTGTAAATTTTATTCCGGTGGCGGATATCACGTTTTTACACATGGATATTTTTGAACATTTGTATAAAGATTCGGTTGTCGTTTCGGGTATTCGATATGCACCCCCCAATTATTTACGAATGGGTATATATTTAGAACTATCTCACCCAGATGGTGATATTTCAAGATGGGAAAAAGTGTTCAAACGATTAATATTGCTCAATAAATTCTATCCATTAAAATTATTGCGTGCGTGCACTACATTGGATTTTCAAACAAAGTTGCAAGATATAAAACCGGTTTTTGAAAAGAAAAAACAGATTGAAGATGACGTGATTCCAACATTAAAATTAATTCCTAAACTAAAAACATATGTTTCTTCCAATTTATTTTTAAAAACAGAACCACAAAAAGAAAATTCTTTTCAAGAAAAATCGAGACAACGTTCTCTTTATAATTTAATTCTAAACATATTAATTGAAGAAAGTGTTGTATTTTTTGGTGGATATGCATCTTCTATTTATCGCAATTATATTCAAACAAAAAAATATCATAACAAATCACACAAAAACTTTAAACACGCTGTCGAAGATTCAATTCAAACCGACAATATCAATGAATTATACGACGAAACAATCAATGCATCCATTCGTGGAGGTAGAAAAAAATACAATACAAATACGCGTTATCCATCAATTCAAAAACGATCCTTGCAAAATCTAATTGATGTTCCAGATTTTGATGTTCTCACAGAAAACCCTAAACAAACCGCTTCCGTTTTACAAGAACAATTGAAACAAAATGGGTATACAGATATCGTTGTATTTATTCACCCGGAAATAGATGGATTAATTCCAATTTGTTATGAAATAAAGATAAAGAATAAATCAATTATTAATGTATTTGGGACTTTTAGTTGCCATAACTATAATAAATTAATAATTCATGGAAAAGAGATTAATATTGCCACGATTGATACTATTATGAGTTTATATTTGGTTTTTTTTTATTCAAAACGATTTCAACCAATTCGAGAACGTATTTTATGCATGGCCAAATTTCTGTTTGAATTAGAAATACATAATCGTTTAAACCAGCATGGTTTATTAAAACGATTTACTATGCGATGCATTGGAAAACAAAAAACAATTCAAGATATACGAATGGAAAAAACAGAAAAATACCAAGAATTAAAGAACAATCGTGATTCTCCAGAATATGAAGAATGGTTTTTGAATTATCGTCCAGAACGAAACCATGAAAATATACAAGAAAAGGGAAATGATTTTAATAAAAATAAAATTCCTAAAGATTCCATTGTAATGCTTCGCGAAAAACGGGAGGATTTTTTAAATAAAAATATCAACAAAATGGAAGAGGATCATAATGATAAACACAAAAAACACGGGAAACACAAGAAGAAAAAAACAGTAAAATTTGGTAAAAATAAAACATTTAATTTTTTTAAAGAGAAAGTTATTAAACGTAGAACCCACAAACATCGAGACATGCGTAAAAAAAAACAAATGTATATACGGGATCCATTAATTAAACAAATATTGGGCAAATAAATTCGATTTAGTCTCTATTTGTCTCTATATATGATTTCATACAAAATATTCATTTTTGTATGAAAATAAACGCTACGATATACATTATTATATATTTTATTCATTTTCTAAAAGTTTAACTAATTCATTTTTTCGCAATTTATAAACATCCGTATTTATGCCTTTTGATAAAACAATGTTTCGTAATTGTTGAATCGTCATTTTACGATAAGATACATCTGTTTCTTTCTCTTTTATCATATCATCTTCATTATTATTATTTTCGGTTGATAAAATATTTTTTATAAACATATTTTCTTCTTCTTGTTTGTACAATTCAAATGATTCAATTTCGATGTTATTGTCATTTTTATAGGTGTCATCTGTTTGTTTTGGGTGGTTTTCATATAAAACTGGTGATTCGTGTTCTTCTATTATTTTATTAATGCTATTTTCCTCGATTTCCTCGATTTCCTCAATTTCCTCAAATTTTAATTCATCGTTTACATCTTCTTTTTCATAATCAGCAATATAACTTGTTTCGTCGTCGTTGTCCATATCGTCGTCATTGTCCATATCGTCGTCATTGTCCATATCGTCGTCGTTCTCCATATCGTCGTCATTGTCCATATCGTCGTCATTGTCTAAAACATGTTCTTCATTATTTTCTTTTTTTGGTTCTTTTTTTTTCTTTAAATTGTCGTTGTCATCGTCGTTGGCATCGTCGTTGGCATCGTCGTTGGCATCGTCGTTGGCATCGTCGTTGGCATCGTCGTTGTCATCGTCGTTGTCCTCGTCAAATACATCTTCCACGCATTCCAATTCTTTTTCAAAATTAATATTTATTTTTTTGACGCATGTTTCATCTGGTTCTGTATGAGATGGTATATTTAGCATTGATACCGGATTTGTTTTATTATGTTCTACGTAAATTTCGTTTGGGGACGATTCCATAGTTGGATGATAAAAAAGAGACGTTCCCCCACTTATACCACTACCATATCGAATGTTTTGTTCTAAACTCTTTATTTTTTTTAACATGCTATTTATAATTTCAAACATTGTCTCGTTTTTTTCTTCTAAAGAAATCAAACGTCCTTTAAAATGTTGAACTAAAAGAACAATTAGTAAAAAAGTTATGCCTAAACTAATAAAAAAGAATGTTTCAATATAATTAATAAAGGCCATTGTTTAAATGTTCTATTATATTATTTACATACAAAAATCATAATGAACAAACGTAATCATCTAACGCGATCATACTAGTTTTTGCATGTTTGTACATCTAGAATATTTCTTTACAAGACAAAAAAATAAACATCTAATGTATACATGTCGTCTCCATCCGCCAAAGGTTTGAATTCTATAAAGACAAACGAAAACGATAACTTAATCCCTAAATATTTGGAAAGTAATTCGTTTTATAAATATACCATAGTAATCATTGTTCTTTTATCATTCTTTTTGTTCTTTTTAGGAATAAATATATTTGTTGTCATTTTGAATTTTTTAATATACGGAACAGATATTATAATAAAAACAACGGGTGGGTTTGCATATTTGGCGGGAGATGTTATAAACGAAACTTCCAGTTCTGTTTCGAACATTTCAAAAACAGGCGTTGACGTAACAAACGGTGCATTGCATTCATTTGGTGATATGATAAAAGTTTCGTCTACACCATTGATAAATAATGAATTATCTTCAAGTATTGATAATGCTATTTATAATTCTATCAATAGTGCCCCTACAACTCTTGATAAACCGGTGTCTTCTTTTCACGAAGAACGAAAAAAAGAAAGTTTCACCAGTTTTACACCAAGCGATACAAATGACGTTATTCAAGAACAATCATCCAAACAAAAATGGTGTTTAATTGGTGATATGGATGGCACCCGTGGATGTGTTTCTGTAAAAGAAGACAATAAATGCATGTCCGGGCAAATATTCCCATCTAAATCGAAATGTGTCAATGGGGATGTTTAGCCGGCACCGCACTGCCCATTCGTCTTACTCGAATAAGTGATCGATCGACATAATTATAATCATGTGGGGTTGTCATTCCAAATGTAGCACCGTTTGGATTTAGTGATGCTACACCAACGGCACGTTTTTTATGAGATTCAACGACTCTTGAAGAGAACCTGTTTGTGCTATTACCATACCACATTTTATGATTTATCATAGCAATTTTATCAGGAGAATTGTTTAGAAAAGTTCTACGAAATTCTTGTCGTTGCATTGCAAAATTGTTTGCATTATCACTGGTAGAATCTTTCAATGGCATTGCTGCAACGGATCGTGAATGATTGTTATTTATATTTTGTAGAGTCATGGGTTGATGTATATGAAAAGTAAATGACATTTGAATATTCTATATACGTTTTATATATGTTCTATATATTTTTTTCAATGCAAAATATATAGGTTTATTATGAGTTGTTGTAGCTTCTGTTTGCTTCTAATTTTGTATTTGTAAAAACGAAGACAATGCTTGTCTTGAAATTTCTGCATTTTTTTGTCGTTTCAATTCGTCCGCGTGTTGTTTCCGCATCATCGTTTCTTTCCATATTTGTTGTTGTTCTAAAAGTATACGTTCGCCGTCTTTTGTAGAAACCGGAACTATATTATCATGTTCTCTTGCTTGTTTATATGCATTTACATTTTGATATTGTTTGATTTTTTGAAAATCCGTTTCCCCTACTGCAAACACGGTTTGATCTTTATGAACTTTTCGTAAATCTTCAAATTTCAATTTACTAAATGGATCACATTGAACATATTGTGGCTGCCCTTGTTTATTATTATTTGAATTGTTTTCAGACGAGTCATCATCATCATAATAATTATTTCCAAAAGAGGATGAATACAATTCTTGGGTATTTTGAAAGAGAACCATTTCATTTCGTAATTGAGATTTCATTTTTTCCATAACTTGATTCATATTATTACTTGTAATTTGTTGATTGTATTGTTGATATATTTCATTACGAGGATCATTGCATAGTTTCGTTTCATTGGAAGAAGAGAACCATTCGTTTTGTTTTGGATCCGGTTTTTTAGCTAAATTCGATTTTTCAAATAAATTATTGAAACGATTGTTAAAATCGGTTGGTGTCATTTCTTTCATCGTTGAATTGATTTTTTTAAATGTATTTTTATCAAATGTATCATCGAGAACACCCCGTGAAATATGATTGTATTGTGTATTTGGGTTATCAATGCTCACGTCTTCCTCGATTTTATTATTATTCTTATAGTATTTTTCTAAAATATCAAAAGCCTTTTTATAAAAAAAAAAATAGGCGGGGTCTAAACCAGATTTATCCGGATGCAACAAAAGAACTTTGCGTTTAGCACGTTTGAGTTCTTCTAAAGAGAACGATGTTGAATTTATATCAAATAATTGCAATAATTCTTGAAAAGAATATTGATGAATATCTAAAACATGTTTGTTGTCTTTATTGTCTTTGTTGTCTTTTTCATTGTTCTCATTTTTAAATTTCATGCAAATGTTTTTATTTGCTGGTTGTGATTGTGATGAACTCTCTGGTTGATTATGATAATTTCTTTGAAATATTTTACATCCATTTCGCATGGTTTTTTTTCTTTATTTGTTATCTTATTATAAAATATTTTCCAATGTTTTCTGTATAAAAGGTTTTCTGTATAAAAGGTTTTCTGTATAAAA